AGCCTCGCTGAGACGCTGGCGCTGCTGCCCGACGAAGATCGGCGCGCGCTGCTGGGCGGCCTGACGGAGACGCAGGCGGGCCAGCTCCGCAAGTCGTGGAAGTTCTGGCGGCGGCCCGAGCAGTCGTGGCCCAAGGGGCGCTGGCGCACGTGGCTGTACATGGGCGGCCGCGGCGTCGGGAAGTCGCACACGGGCTCGGGGACGGTGATCGAGGCCGTGCGCGAGCGTGGCTACCGGCGGGTCGCGCTGCTGGGGCGGACGGCGGGCGACATCCGCGTGATGTTGGAGGGCCCCTCGGGCCTGCTGACGCTGAGCCCGGACGACTTCCGGCCGAAGTGGATCCCATCGCAGACGCTGCTGAAGTGGCCCAACGGTGCGGTCGGCTACACGTACAGCGCGGAGAAGCCGGACCAGCTCCGCGGGCCCCAGCACGATTTCGCCTGGGGCGACGAGGCCGCGGCCTGGCGGACACGGGACGCGTGGGACCAGCTCTCGTTCGGTCTGCGCCTGCCGCACCCGGACGGCCCCCGCGCGATCCTGACGACGACCCCGCGCCCCAAGGAGTGGCTGCGACAGATCATCCAGCGCAAGAGCACGACGTTGACGCGCGGCCGCACCGCGGACAACGCGGGCAACCTCGACCCGGAGTTCCTGCGCGAGGTGCTGGAGCGGTACGACGGGACGACGCTGGGGCGGCAGGAGCTCGACGGTGAGATGTTCGACGAGGCGCCCGGGGCGCTATGGAAGCGGTCGATGGTCGAGCAGGCGCGCCGCATGGACGTGGTGCCCGACAACGTCCGCCGCCGCTGGGCGGTGGCGCCGGTCATCACCGACGAGATGCGCGACGAGCGGGCGCTCCGCGTGCGCGAAGCGCTGCTGGGCCAACTCGACCGTATCGTGGTGGCGGTGGACCCCGCGATCTCGCAGAAGCGCAGCGCGAACAAGGACGAGGAGAGCAACGAGACCGGCATCGTGGTGGCGGGCGTGACGTCGAGCCGCAAGCTGTGGGTGCTGGAGGACCTCTCGGACATCTACAGCCCCGAAGGCTGGGCGCGTGCGACGGCCAAGGCCTTCGCGCGCTGGAAGGCGGACCGCGTGGTGGCCGAGGACAATCAAGGCGGCGACATGGTCGAGAGCATCCTGCGCGCCGCGGACATCGACCTCCCGATCAAGCGCGAGCACGCCAGCGACGGCAAGCGCACGCGCGCCGAGCCGGTGGCCGCGCTGTACGAGCAGGGGCGTGTCTTCCACGCGGGCGCGTTCTCGGACCTCGAGGACCAGCTCTGCGGGTGGGAGCCCGGGAACGACTCACCCGACCGACTCGACGCGCTCGTGTGGGCGGCGACGAACCTGGTGCTGCGCACGCCGTCGGTGGTCGCGCCGCGGCTCGGGCTGAACGCGCGCCCCTCGACCATCCGAGGCGCTTGACCGTGCGCGCTCTGGCGGGGACGGTGGCGGGGTGACGTCCCGCCGACAGGCCCAGACGCGGGCGGAGGTCGTGGCCCGTGCGAAGCCGCTCGCGGTGCAGGTGGCGCGCCTGCTGGGGCGGCTCGGTGAGCTGGAGGCGCGGCGCGTGCTCGCGGAGATGGGCGCGTCGGCGAAGGCGCGCGAGGCCACCGAGGCCGAGCTCCGCGACGAGCTCATCGCGCTGCTGTCGCGCTTCGGCATCCGCCAGGCGGCCAGCGCAGCGTCACGGACGGCGGCGCAGACGGGGGGTGGGCCGGTCTTCGGGCGGTCGCCGATCGCCGAGGAAGAGGGGCGGCGCGTGGTCTGGGTGGACATCGAAGCCCTGGACAGCGAGCTCCGCCGATCGCCTTCGTTCTACGTGGGCTCGGGTGGCGCGGGTGGCATCGGCGACCGCTATCGGCAGGCGATCGAGTTCCTGCGAGCCGCCATCCGCAACGGCACCCCAGTGAACATGCCAGAGATCGTGGTGCGGTCGGGCGGCGACATCTCAGTCCGCGACGGCCGGCACCGCCTGGCCGCCCTCCGCGACCTTGGCGTGACGCGTGTGCCGGTGACCGTCGACCCCGAGGACGAGACCGTGATCCGGCGGCGCGTTGGTGTCGAGCCGCCCGCCGGCGGGAAGCCGAAGGCGCCCGTGATGGACGACCTCGCGTTCCGCGGCACGCTGATGCGCGACGCGGTCGAGGGCAAGCCGACCAAGATCAAGTGGTTCTGGGAGTACCGCAACGGCGTGGTGGAGCGGGTCAACGACCTCCTGGCCACGACGAAGGACGAGGTGCGCGCGAGCGTGCGCCAGATCGTGGCGGAGGCGCAGAGCGAGGCGAAGGTCCCGAGCATGGGCGAGATCGCGCGGCGCATCCACACGCAGTTTCACGGGCGCGAGGTCGACGGCCGCATCCGCGTCTTCTCGCCGGAGCGGGCCGCCATCATCGCGCAGACGGAGTTGGCGCAGGCCGAGAACACCGGCATCGTCGAGGGCTACAAGGCGACGGGCGTCGAGGAGATCGAGTGGCTCGCGCGGCTGGGCTCCGAGCGGCACGGCCACATGAATGGCAAGCGCATCAAGCTCGGCGAGTACTTCGTGACCGAGCGCGGGAACCGGCTGCGCTACCCGGGTGACCCGAGCGCGCCCATCGGCGAGACCATCAACTGCCAGTGCACAACGGCCCCGGTCATCCGTCGGCGTACGGCGAAGGCCATCACCGCGGAGCTGCCCGACGCCGTCACGCTGACGCGCGGCGAGGTGGCGACGCTGAAGCTACGACACGGGAGGGGATGATGACGACGAGCGAAGCCCTCACGGTGCAAGATGGCGACGTGGTGTGGACGCTGCGGGAGGAGGGTGGAGACCTCATCGCAGAGACACCGAGCGTGCGTCCCGGGCTAGGGCCGCAGTCCATCCGAACGCGCATCGACCGCATGTCGCTGGGGCCACAGCTCGACCTCATGCGGCAGGTGTACGGCCTCATGAACGGCATCGGCTACGCGTGCGCGTGGGTCGAGGCGCCACCGACGCGGACGTCTTCCTGGGGCCACGTGAGCGGCGAGTTCTCGCTGGCGGTGCAGCGCATGGTCTTCCGGGGGTAGGCCAGCGGTCTACCTCGCGCGGTGGCGCAGCGGTGGACAGCCGGCCCAGACTGCGGCGTGGCCCGCTCCCGTTCGTCCCGCGCGCGCCCGCCCGCCTCCCCCCTCCTCAAGCTCGGCCTCCCCTCCCTCCGCCAGACCTCGGGCCACGTCTACGAGGAGTGGCGCCCGCGGCTCGTCGGCGGCCAGCGGTTCAAGGTCTTCCGCGAGATGGGCGAGAGCGACACGACGGCCGGTGGCTTCATCAACAACCTGGTGAACTTCCTCAACCGCGCGCCCTCGCTGTGGGAGCCAGCCAAGCCGATCGGGGAGAGCGACGCCTCTCCCTCCCCCGAGGCGCAGCGCATCGCGGACCGGATGGCGGGCGCCTGGGAGGACATGGACGAGACGCCCCGAGCGCGCATGTCGACGGTCATCGAGCACACCGCCCGCGACGGCGCGGCGCCGATGGAAGTCACCTACAAGGTCTGTCGCGGCGACGTCGACGACCCTATGTTCGCCAGCGACTACAACGACGGCTGGCTCGCGTGGCGGTCGTGGGACATCCGGCCGCTCGAGTCCGTCGATCGCTGGGAGTGGTCGGACGACAAGCGGGAGCTTCTGGGCTTCTGGCAATCGCCGCAGGAGACGCGGTCCCTGGTGTGGATCCCGATGTCCAAGGTCGTCCACTTCCGGTTCCGCCACACGAAGAACAACCCGGAGGGGTTGTCGATGCTCTCGCTCGCCGAGAGAGCCTACTATTTCAAGCGCATCTTCGAGGAGCTCGAAGCGATCGGTATCAAGCGCGACCTCACCGGCATGCCCGTGATGGAGGTGCCGCCCAAGCTGTTCGGCGCCGGCGCCAGCGCGGACGAGCAGGAGACGCTGCGCCAGATGAAGGAGCTGGTCACGCTGGTGGAGCGCGACGGGCTCGAGGGCGTGGTCATCCCCGCCGAGCTCGACCCGGACGGCAACCCCACCCAGTTCCGCTTCCGTCTGATGGCCTCGGGTGGCTCACGCCAGGTCAACACATCCGACGTCATTCGGCGCATCCGCGGCGAGATGAGCGTGGGCCTGGGCGCCGCGTTCATGTACGCCGGCATGGACGGCGTGGGCGCCAAGAGCCTCGACGAGTCGAAGACCGACGCGTTCCGCCTCCAGGGTGACTCGCTGCTGGGCGCGCTGTCGGAGACGATCAACGTCGAGGCCGCCCGCATGCTGCGCCTCAACGGCGTGCCGCGCGCGCTCTGGCCGACGCACCGCTTCGGCGACATCGACAAGGCGTCGCTCCAGGAGTGGGGCGCGTACGTGAGCAGCCTGATGACCGCCGGTGGGCTGACCTACGACGAAGCGCTGGAGGCCGAGATCCGCCGCCGCGGCGAACTGCCGGCGAAGGAGCGCATCATGGGCGAGGTGGGCCGGGGCTTCGTCCCGGCCGACGACGCGTCACCCAGCGGCCCGTAGCACGTCGCGGATGCCGTCGATCTGCGCGCGCGACAGGTCGCGCCAGCGCACCGCCAACATCACCACCACGTCGTCGCGGTCCTCCTGGCCCACCGGAAGCTTGACCTCCTGACGGTCCTGCGCGGCCGCGCGCACCAGCGTGCCGGCCGGGCACTCGAGGAACTGCTCCGCCAGCAGGAGGCGGTCATCCCGCAAGAGCTTCCGCCCGAGCTCGGCCTGGCCGTAGCTCGTGAGGTGGACACCGATGTGGTGCGCCACCGAGTACTGCGACACGTCGAGATGCGCGCGCGCTTCGCGGAGCGCCTTGGCGAGATGACCACGACCGTACGGCTGCATGACCCACTCTAGCCTCGTGGGCCTGTAGGTCACACGCGAATCGTACAGGCCATCGGCCTAGGGCTGCACGGTGGGCGCGCGTGCCGTACGCCTCGATCACCGATCTGCCGCCGGATGTGCGTGGCGTGCTCCCCGAGCTCGCCCAGGCACACTGGCTGCGCGTCTTCACCGCCGCGGCCAACGCAGGCGAGGACGACGCCAAGGCATCGGCGCTCGCGTGGCGCGGGCTCACGAACGCGGGGTGGTCCAAGGACGCGGACGGCACGTGGCGCCCGCCCGCGGGGCTCCAGGTCACCAAGCGCCGCGACGGCAACGCGGTCACGATGCGCCTGCCCGTTACGAAGATCGACGGCGCGGACGACTCGGTCGAGGTGAGCGGTTGGGCCAGCGTCGCCCTCGACGCGCAGGGCCGTGTCGTTGTCGACCACCAGAGCGACATCATCCCCGTCCCCGTGCTCGAGGCCGCCGCCAAGCGGTTCCTCATCGCGAGCCGCGAGTTCAACGCGGTCACGCACTACGACGAACCCTGCGGCTACCTCACCGAGTCCGTGGTGATGACGCCCGCGACGCGTATCGCGATGGGCCTCGACGGCACCGGCCCGACGGGCTGGTGGGTCTCGGCCCGCATCCTCGGCCCGGCCGCCAAGCGCGTGCGCGCGGGCGAGCTGCGCGAGTTCTCGATCGAGGCCACGGCCCTCAAGGAGCCGCAGCCGGACGGCACCACCATCTTCCGCGATCTGCACGTGGATCGCGTCACCCTCGTCGACGCCGGAGCCGGCATCGGCGTCCGCATCGAAGCCGTCAAGGCACGGCAGGAGTCCAACGCGATGAACATGGAGCAGATCCTGGCGAAGCTCTCGCCCGAGGAGCAGGCCTACGTCCTGGAGCAGATCAAGAGCGCGTCGAAGCCCAGCGACGACATGGACATGGAGGCCATGAAGGCCCAGGCCGAGCAGGCCAAGGCCGGC